AAGGTAAATCTAAATTCAATATAGTTTGTTGTGTTTGCTGACTTCACAACTGGTCTTGAGCCAACGCTTCTAATTACGGAATAGCCAGTAAGACCATATAGAGAGTTTGTGGATGTAATGTTTTCTAATCTTAGACCATCTAAACAAACATAAAATAGGTCAGACGGAACACCTGCTTCACTCACACATGAGTATATTTTTACTACAGAAACTTCTCTCCAGTCAAAGTTGTCAGTCTTGTTTAAACCCTGAAGTTCTTTTGTTACAACAATATATCTGTTAGAAGCAAGATCTCTTTTATCTGATGATGTTCCAGCGGAGTATCCTAAATCATCAATGTTTACTTCAAATCTTGCATATTCTTGTACAGAGTTGTCTCCTGTGTGAGAAAACTCTAACAAAATCTTAACATTGTCTGGAACTATTGCAGGAACTAAGTTTGTTCCAGGAACTTTATTTACAACAGAGAACGCCAACCTTAGTTGATCTAATGGACTATTTTTTGTAAAGTCCACACTTGTTTGGTTAAGCCTAATGTATTTGGACCCAGCACCTACTTCTATTTCTCCCAGAGAGTTGGTTGTCAGTGTAGAATCATTTCCAACAATAGCAATTATGTTATTTAAAAACCTACATCTTTCATTTCTATTTACTCTTTTTTCGTTAGTAAAAATTCTATTGTCTGCATTTGTTTGAAAGACATTAATGGTTTGATTTATAACTCCGTTGTCGTCTTCTCCATCTAATGGCTCATATACAGAAGGTATTTGAACTGCAGAAGATCCAAAGGGCTGATATAGCCAATCGTCTGTCTCTGCAAAGGAATAAACATTCCTGCTATCAAAAGATCCAGCAACTGGGTTTGATGCTGCAGAGAATACACCAATCTCTGTAATCTCATACCTTTCTTCTGTTGGTAGTTCTGCTGTTAGGACTATCTTGTCAATGCCGTCCTCGTTTACGAATCCTCTAGAAATGATAGGGACACGAAACATCTCAAAGTCCAAAGAATTCTTTAGGCTATAGTCACCAAAGGACCCGTCAGAAGCCAGTGGAGAGGCTCCACAGCCCACAGCAATGTGTGATGCATATGATGGGGTCTGCCCTACAAGATACTTGGCTAAAAGATTTTTACCTATATTAGTTATCATTAATTTCCTCCACTATGTATTGTATCACTAAAAACATCCCCACTGGTTAATACCTGGACCTCTAACTGCTCATCTTTCCTAGTATTAATTAGGTTAATTACCAAATCTCCAGTTATTGGATCAATGTATACGGCCTTGCAGTTCGGTGTTTTTATCCACTTAGTCTTGTCTTGTTCATTTAAATTGTCAGCAGGTGGGCTTATGTCGTATCCTGTCCCACACTCAGGAAGTCTGTCAAAAATAGAAAAAGATAGAGATCTAAAATAAGAATCAGATGACTGAAGACTTAAAATATTATTTGGGTTATATTGCAAATATAAATCTGTTAGGTTTTTAATTGGAGAGTAGTTAACCTTCTGTCCATTTACCAAATCATGTCTTGATATTGTTGCTAACTCATAACCACCAATATCTTCAAATATCAAGTCTGTCATTGTGTCAATGCCTAAAAGTTCATCTCCAAAAATAATTAAATCTGGAGTTGCAATTTTTACAGAAGTATTGTCTACTTTGACAGTGGCTTCTGGTAGCGCTGCTGTAGAGTCTGTAGAACTTCCTGTGCTAATTTTATCTGCCATTATACTACCTCACTTAAAAATAATGTCATATCTGGTCCGTTTGAACTTCTTGAGAAATCAATATTGTATACTACGAATCGACTTTGTGAATTTGATGCCATGCTTACGTTATTCTCTACATAGTCTAAAGTAACTATATCACCAAGTTGAATTGTTGGAATTGAAAATATTCTAACTCCCAAAGACTTTCTTGGCTTCGATGTTTTTTCAATTATCCATTTCATAAGTCCTGTCGCCTCATCTTGTGACTGAATATACTGAGTGTCTAAAGAAAAATCTTTTTTGCCATAAGTCATTCTGCTAAGTTTAATATCTTGATAGTCTTGTTTAAATTTGAACGGATTAGAAATTAATCTATCTGACACAAACTGTGGATTTGACTCAAGGCTATTTTTATTAAAGTATTCATCGACTGTAAGTTGATTGCTAGACTGTTGTGTAAAAGTAATACCTTGAATTCTCAAATAGTTTCCGCTAGTTTCATCCAAGTTCAATTGTGTATCCGTTGCATTAAATATTAAAAACTCTGCTCCATAAGATCCTGCTCTAAAACCAGATACAACATATCCTTTTATATTATTAAATGTCGGAGAAATTTTTGCAGTTAAGGCTGGGTATGCTTTGTCATATTTAAAATTAAATGACGCTACTTCTCTCATGATGCTTCCAAACTCTTCAAAGTACATATTGTATCTTGGTGGACCTGAAGACCCTATTCCAGAAAGATAGGTGTTTTGAACTAAACCACTTATTGCATATTTTCTAAAAGACTCGCTTGCAGTTATTTCATCGTCTCCAAAAACTGAATTGGCTGGTGCACCTATAGAAAACGTTGTGTTCTGAGAATAGTTATTAGATAAAGCATAAACATTTTCAAACATTGCTCTGGCTGATCCTCTTGTAAATAATGCCATACTAGAGTACTCTGGAAGTGGGTCTGTATCATCAACAGTTTTTATCATTTTTCCATTTAAATATAAATAAAACCTACGGACTTTTCCTATATCTTCGTACTCCACGGCTAAATCATAGACTGTTGGATTTTCTTCTGCAAACATTCTAGACTGTCCAGTAAACCTTCCATCATCCACTAAGATATTAGCAAGGCCATCATACAAAACAATAGGGATAGCATCACTTCCGCTTGATTTTATTTTGTAAAAAAACACATTGCTAACTGATGCTCTATCGTCTGAAGATAATTTTTCTAAACCAAGTGCTGCTATCTCAAAATAGTATCCAACATTTGTAGAAGTGTTTAGCATTACTGCTAACCCAGCGGATCCTCCAGAGATACTTATGTTCTTATCTGGAGTAGATCCATTTACAACAAAATAAGTAGTTGAGCCGTTTGCAGTTTGGCCTGAGTCTTTTCCTCCTTCTATCTTACCAACAATCCTTAGTCGTGTTCCAAAGTGTTTATATTTTTTATCTGGAAAAGATTTATGAATATAGGATATAAAGTTTTTTGGTTTTTCTTTTGTTGTAAAGTTGGGACCAGTTAGAGAAAGAGCAGAAGACTGAATTGATCCTGGACTTGGCTGTGTTGCTGTTGTAATTTCTCCAGTCATAATAGTTGACATAAAATTTTTAATTAGTCCTGTTCTAGAAGAAGTTCTTGCTAGGGCATCAGATGATATGCCAGTATCTGTTATCTTGCCTGCAACGCCTACTGTTGTTTCTGGAACTGGAGTCTTTTTCTCAAATAAGTATTCTGCTGACATGTGACAGCCCTTAATGTTATCATCAGACTTCCAGTAATCAGATATACCAGCAGAGTGCTCAACAACGGCTGTTCCAAACTGACCACGACCATGCTTTACTACTGGTCCATTTTGTAACTTAATTACGCCAGACTGCTCAAAGTACTTTGGTTCTGAATAGATTCTTACAAGTCCCGTTGGATATATTTTTCCATTAAATGGAAGTTTAGAAAAATAATTTTGGTAATCTTCATTAGAGGTTATCCAAACATTTCCATAGCCACTGACATTAAACTGAACCGCATCATATTTTATAATTTCTCCTTGTGAGTAAAAGTATCCATTATATCTTGTGATCCAATATACGGACTCGCCAAGACTAAATGTGTTGTTAACAACAATGTTATTTTTTACAAATGGTACATCTGCTGTTAGGTTAGAGTTTAAAGGTATTGCGCTAAGAGCATATGAAGATTGATTATTTACTTCATTATTGATTGACTTTGTATTTTCTGTTCCAGAAACTTCCCAAAGAAGTGCAGGCTTATAGGTATAAACTCTTTCCTCATCCAAAAGACTAGCCTGTCTAATAGATCCAACAGATCTTTGAATGTGTCTTGATGTATAGTTAATTACTCCATCGTTATATACATTGTTTGATTGAGCAGACACTTCAATAACATTTGCCAGTTTGCTGCTATTGATTGCTTTGTTTTTAATTTCTTTATCTACAACAAAATCTTTTGTTCCTCTAAGTTCAAAGGTTGTCGCTCTTTGTTCTTTTGTTGGCATAAAGTAGTCTTTGCTCATCATTACAAAATTATTGTATTCATCAAAAAACATTGCTGTTTGAGTTGAAACTGCTAAGTCTTGAAGAACTTCTGCTACGCTTTTATCTGGAGCAATAAAAAAATATGGAATAATTATTTCTTTTTCTCCATCAACTCTTTTAAATGTGTAGTTAGAAAAACCAATACTATCCAGCAAAAGACATACGGCAGAACTAACCGATACCTGTGTCATTAACATCTGTGGAGCCATTGTTGATTCTAAATACCAATACATATCTCTTAGTGTAAGAGAAACAGTTTTACCCATAAAGTCCTGCTTAGGAAATGCATCAGAGTATAGTGTTTTTATTGGAACAAAATAATCCCAACCATCTACATCGACAATTACCTCGTAAAACTTAAACTGAACATGTCTGTTTATATACTTTGCGATTATGCTTGATGAATTATTTTCATTAAAGGCTTGGTCATGATCAAAAATATTTATGCTTCCATTAGAAGCAATTAACTGGCCTACTGGCAAACCACTCATTCCAAGATCTGAGGCACTCTTGTTTACGGAATAGTCTAATGTTTTATCAGAAAGGTTCATAGCAAGTCTTGGAGAAATCTCTATTAGGTCAAATGTAGAGTCTTTTACGTTCATTGCGTCTACAACAATTCTAACTCCAGAAATGAATTCAAACTCTCTGAACTGATCTTTGCCATCTAGAGATCTTGTGAATACGCTAGGGGATGTTGCATCTGTTACAAAGTTTGTTAATCTGTCTACCGTTTCATCCTGTACATACCATCCATACTTTGGTGTTATTACTTCATATTCTGTGCCGTTCCAGATATGGAAATTTCCTATGTCTTTTTCATTTGTCTTAATGAGGTAGGCATATCCAACTACAGATTTTTCTGGTAGCAAACTAACGCTAGTGTATGTTTCTGCAAAAATAAACTTAGCCCTCCATTCATTTGGGACTATAAGACCGTATGCAATTTCAACATACCCATCACTTTGAATAATTGGTGAGCCATCAAGCCTAGTAATTGATGGGTTAAAAGATATTACATCTTGCCAGTTTCCATCTTTTAGAAGTTGAATCTTCCAATTACTTGGAACTTTTTTATTTAAATCTCCAAAAAATGCATCTACTTTTGATCCTGTTGGTGAAGAAAATGGACCTAAGTTTTCTGTGCCTGTGTGTGTCTGCATTTTAATAACAAGCCTATTTGTTGGAACATTTTCTTTATACACTACAAAAGGACAAGCATCTTCGATTGAGTTTTGAGATCCTCTAACCTTTGATGCAATTCCGTATTCCTGTCCTGACTCTGTTCTATATGATGTCCAATATTTAAACTTATCATTTTTGTCTGCCATGTAGTACCTTGGTCTGTCTGCCATAAAAAGATTTGGGTGATGAAGTTTTCCATTTTCAAAATACACAGCCTTATTAATTCCAGATCGTGGCCTAAACTGTTCGAAGCATGATTCTAAAGAATAAAGAGTTTTTAGTTTTTCTTTTTTTGTTAAAAATGTTGTTGGAATGTTGTTATTTTCAAATGATCCGTCAACTAAAACGTCTGCATCTGTTGCTCCTGTATAAAAATTTCCAGCGTCATTAATATCAAAACTAGTTGGAAGTGAAGAATAGATTGAAGAACTTTCCGTTGGTCTATATCTATAGTTTCCAATGTGCTGTATATTGGTTGGACTATTCATGTTCCATTCTGCTATGATTACTGATTTATTACGCACAGTAGCAGAGGTCTCTAAAAATGTTTGCAACTCTTTATTTTCAAACATTACACTTCTTCCAAACTTATTGAGACATTCCAGTAGTCAAACTTAGTTCCTCTTTTTTCAACAGAGTACGAGAAATCACTTATAAACATTTCTACTACCTGATTGTATTGTGCTAAATGATCGTAAGGTTCTTCTGTTAATTTAAAAGCACTCTTGTTGTCATATGTTAAGAATACCCAGAAAGAACCTTTGTGAGAGTTGTACCACTCAAGCATGTCTGCTCCACCTGCTCCGCCATCTGTTGTATATGACTTGTTTGGAGAAAGACCAGTTTCTGCATTAAATGTTGGAACATCGTTATGAGACCTAGATGGAATCATATTCCAGTTTGTGGTTAGTGTAATTTTGTCTGCAATATGATAAGATCTCATACGACCATTAATCATTCTTTCACGCTTCTCAATTCTTTCTTCTGAAAAACTAAGCGGAGATCTGTTATCATCAGTAATTAATATAAACTGATCTAGAAGTTCTGTACCTGTTCCCTCTGGTGCTAATGCCCCTACTTCGTACCCTTGAGGAATATATAAACCATTTAACAGCGTTCCAGAGTTTTCAGACCAAAGCATTCCGCTTGGTCTATGATACTTCTTTCGTCCCTGAATATATTTTACTTTATTGTCTAGTTCATCGGCCATTTAGCGACACCCCCTTAATTCTTCTATCATCAACCTGTTTAATTGTTGACATTACTGCTTGTGCAATTTCATTTGGATTTGCATCTGTCTTAGCATTAACAGTTAGTGTATATGTATTATTATACACTGCTCCTGTTGGCTTGCCACTATTAATTGCTTTCATAGTATCTATTCCGTGTGATTCAACAGCGTACTTACTCATAATAAATTCTCCTGGAGTTAGCATTGCTGGAACTGTATCAGTTCCCTTTGCAAATCCTCCTGCTGCAAAATACTTTGGAATTATTCCACCCTTTGATCTATACCCCAAGCCAAAATCAAAGAAGTATCCGCCACTTAATAAGTCTTCTGTTGCAGCACGTGCTGCTGCCTCTTCTGCTGCCTTGGCTGCTGCTGCAGCCTCTCGTGCTGCCTGTTCTTCTGCTGCCTTTTGCAGATTTTTTAGAACAGTATCTCCATCATTTGCGTTTATAAGTCCTTCTTTTGTCCAACCCTTATCGTCATTCCACTCATAGTCTCCACCTGGTTTTGCTGGCTTTGTCCATCCGCCCTTGCCATCTGAGATCCATGCTTTTCCTGGTGCCTGAGTAGGGGTACCTGTCTGTGTTCCTGTTTGTGTACCTGTTTGTGTACCTGTTTGTGTTGCATTTCCACCTGTTGCGGTGTTATAAACTGTCGTAACGTATTCAGTTATGTTTCTAGTTATATTTTCTATAATATCTAAAACAGACTTAACATCAATTGTTTTTGGAATAGCATTAATAGATGCCAGAATATCTGTCCAACTTGTATCCATCTTGTCTGCTGCTACTGCTCCTGCTACAATTGCTTCCTTATAGTCTTTTGCAAGTCCTACAAGGTCTGGAAATTTCTCAATCATGTCTAGATAGTCTTGTAGGGTGAACCCTGTAGACTCATCAAGTGCTGCTGCTTCGTCTGCAACTGCAGCCAGATAATCTTCAATAGATGCCAAAGCAGTGTCTTGTGCTTGTAGACTTGTAACGGTTGCTGCTGCTGCATCTGCTGCTGCCTTTGCTGATGTGGCCTGTGCTTCAAGATCCTTAACAATTAAGGCATGTGCTGCTTCTGCTGCTTTAACCTCTGCTGTTATTAACTTTTCTAGTCTTTCAATTTCTTTTCTAGCATCTTTTATGGCATTTGCAGCCTTTACTCTTTCTGGATCTTTTTCAAGTTTGTATAACTCTTGGCTAATCCTAAACTGCTCTTTTTCAATCTGCAGCCTGGTCATTCCACTTTCTGGACCAACCAATGAACCCAATTCGTTTTGTCTTGACTTTTCAAGTCCTTGCATAAGAGCATCGCCTTGATTTGCTGCTGAGGTTGCTCTCATCTCTTGTGCTGCTCTTGCTGCAGCAGCAATATCACCTTGAGATAAAGCATCTGCCAGGTCTAGTTGCTGCTGTTGGCTTTGAGCAATTTGCTGATTTAATTGATTAACAGTCTCTAGCGCTTCAACCTGCTTGTCATATTTTTGATTAATCTCATCAGATAGGTTATCTATGATTGCTAAGTCATTACTTAGTACAC